AGAAGCACCTGCTACAATCATATCTACATTCTGCTCTAAAGCAATCCTTTCTACTTGTTCATAATCAATCCAGCCGTCCTCTTTTACACCATAAGAGTATGCTTCATAGACCTTACCGCTTAAAGTTGGTTTTGCACCATGACTCAAATGACCTCCACTAGCTAAGTCCATTCCGAGAATTTTATCTCCTGGCTTTAGAAATGCTTGATACACAGCTGTATTTGCATTGACCCCGCTATGGGGCTGTACATTAGAAAATGCACATCCATATAGCTTTTGAACTAACTCTTGTGCATATGTTTCTACAGCATCCATGTATACACAGCCATTATAGTAACGAGCCCCAGGATATCCCTCTGCATATTTATTAGTAAAAACACTACCACAAAGCTCTCGTACAGCTTCACTCGCAAAGTTTTCACTTGCTATCAGCTCTATTTGATTGCTCTGCCTACACTCTTCGTTAAAAAGAATTAGTTGTAATTTTTCGTCTACCATTCTAGTTTGCTCACATTTCCTTGTTTAACAACTTCTATTTTTTCTAGGAGAGGGTGTGTCCAGCCGTGTGACACTACATAGGTATTTAAATCCTCTTGTAGTAATACTTCTACCATCTTTTCTCTACCGCTTTCATCAAGAACATTTATAACTTCATCTAAGAAAAGTATATTTATTCTTGACTTTGATATGCTACTCATTAGTTTACGAATAGCTATCAAAGTAGCAGTGTTTACTCTTGCCAGCTCTCCGGAAGAAAGTGCTAGAATATCTACAATATTCTCATTATCAGTAATCTGCACGTTTAACTTATCATTTGATACAATAAATTCTAGTGTGAATCTACCGTCTGATAGCTCTGCAAGATAGCTGTTTGCAAGCTCTTCCAGCTCTTTTACTAGATTTTCTATTTTATAGGCTAGTAGTCCATTTGTACTAAAAGCTTTCTTTAGAATCTCTAAGTTAGAGTCTAAGTCTTTTTGTTGGTCCAACACTTCTTGTGCGGCAGATAGTTTTTCTATAAATCCATCTGTCTGAGCTTGAATTATCTCAATTCGGGTATTTCTTCTTGTAATCTCTTCATTTTGTAAAGCTATATCAGCTAGTTTTGCTTTTGCCGTTTTTAACTTTAAAGTTACTTCATCTAGCCTTTCTTGTAACTCATCAGCATCAAGAATACTAGGGGGCAAAGTGTTATCTATATTTCTGAATAAATCTTCCCACTCTTTCTGTAGCTTTTCTCGTCGAGTAAACTCTGCATTATCTTTTTTAATTTCTTTGATAATTTCTTCGTTTTCTTTCTTTTGTAAGGCTAAAAAGCCGAGAGTTTTTCTCTCGGCTGTAATTAGCTGATCTTTAAATTCTGCATCTATATCTTGCTCGCAAGTAGGACATTTATCCTCTAGTTGTTCAAGCTTTTGCAGCATTTTATCAGAAGCTTTTTTAGCCCCCTCTATTTGTCCTATAATGTTTTGAAATCTATCATAGGATAGTTTTTCTACAGGAGGCAAAGATTGTAGTTCATCAATATTTATCTTACTCAGCATTTCTTTATAGTGATTATTTCTTAGAATTTTTTTATTTTTTTCGGAAATATTTTTAAGTTCTACTGAAAGAGAACGGAATGTCTTCTCATCTTCTTCCGTATCAATTTCTAAATTTAATAGTGGTAGTATATTGGTAGCCCCAAGTTTATTATTTGATAACCATTTTTCAATAGTTGTAATTTCTGAGGATACCTCAATCATCTTATTTGAAGACTCTCGTGATGCTTCTTTAAATACTTCAAATAGCTGAACATATTCTTCCAGCCTTAACAGATCAATTAGAAACTTTTTCCTGTTAGTATCTGTTGCGGTAAGAAACTGCAAACTAGCATTTGTATTTTGATAAACAAGCTGTGAGAAAGTCTTAAAATCTACTCCCAATATTTCTTGTATACTTTTGTAAGTATTTGTAGCCGTGTGGCTTGATATATCTTCTCCGTCTTCTAGTAAAGCAACTTTTATATTGTTTTTTCTATTTATACGAATTAGATAGTTTTTTCCTGCCTTATCAAACTCTAACTCTATATCATATCCATCATTTATGTACCTATTTGGTATATCTGCTTTTTTGATTCCTTTTGAGTTTTTATTGTATAAAGCTTCTTCAATAATTAACGGTATGGATGATTTACCCATACCGTTTGTACCAATTATTTGAGTAACAGTATTATCATCTAGCTGTAACTCATTGTTCGGGCCATAACTAAAACAGTTACTCCACTTGAGCTTTTTGAGCGTAATCATTATACGTTCCTATAATATCCATTACTTTATTGTCTGGTATCTCTAAGATGTATCTTAGATACTCTACTAATTCATCTTCCATTGTCATATCTTTTTCTATGACTAAAGATGCTTCTGAGTTTCGTTTCACAACTTTTTTATCTAGTAACTCACTGTTTTCTACTGCTGCTAGCTCCTGTATATCGCCCTCTATCTCATAAATCGTATGATGATAGGCTGTTGCTACCATATCCGCAGGATCTTTTACAGTCTTGCGAATCAATTGAGGTAATGTAAAGGGCCACCAGTCCCACGACCAATCTTTAGGATTGATAAGAAGGTAGCCTGTTTCAACTTCTTGTCTATGAAAAGAAGTAGTCATTGGGCTACCTGGATATACAATATTTCTTTGTGTATTACTATGTGCATGCAAGTCTCCTGCAAACACTACAGGAAAATCAGCAAAACGATCTAGATCTACCTCTGGTTTTACATGAGGAGGAATCTCTCCTCTCACATGAGTAAATAGAGGTTGTTTTGTATCAAAATGCTCTATGCTATCTTTTCTGTGCAAGTCAGCATATGGCAATACTCCAAAGCCTAAATCTTCATCAACATAAGAAATATCAACCACATTTACTAATGGGTTGATATCCCTTGATGCTTGTTTAAGTTGTGAAAAAAATGTTCTATTCTTACGAGTTGCTTCATGGTTACCGTCGTATACTAGAGTTGGCTTTTTCACTTTTCGTATAAAGGAAAAGTAAAGAGAAAGCTCCTCCATTGTAGGTATGCGATCAAACAAATCTCCTCCAATGATGTGCATGTCACAACTCTCTGATTGTTGATGCACTTGGTCAAAAAATTCGTTATATCTTTTGGTTGCCCACTCAACTGGGACATTCTTTTGTCCCAGTTTAATGTGCCAATCAGCCGTAAATAAAATCATGCAATCTTAAACTCGTCTTCAATAGTTTCATCAATTTCATCGCCTGCACTTTCACGAACACGATCTAGTAGCTCTTTTTGGGCATCTGGAGTTGGACGAGGCATAACTTCATCCATAGATTTGAGATCTGCAATCAAAGCAAGCTCATCTTCGCCTAGAGCACGCGGTTTGCACTTAAGAGCCTGTAGCTGATACTCTACGTTATAAGGCAGAGGACCCGTTTTTACTCGCTTAAACTGTACATCCCAGCCTGTTTCGGGATCTGTTGGATCTCCTAAATCTTCTGCGGCAGTAATAATCTGTTCCCACAGCTTTTTCTTGAGGTTTACAACCTTGACTTGACCATTATCAATACATTGAGTTGCATAGCTCCAGCCACACTTTAGGTCAGGATAGTACTCACGAACCCAGTCTTTTTCCATGTTGTTAAAAGACTCTTTATTACGATCAAAAGACAAACACTCCAGGGGAATGTTTTTGTCATTCTCGCCTTTAATCCAGTATACATAGCGAGCAAGAATGTCGCCTACTAATCGAAACTTGTTATCACCGTCTGTATACTGAAAAGAAGTGATATTTGATTTTTGTGCAGCACCTTTGTGCTGGTTAAACTTAATAGCCATTAGTGTATCTCCTTTGGATTGACTTCTTCATAGCGAAAATATACTCTACCCTCGTCTATCTGAAGTAGCCTATTATCTTCTATTATTTTTTCGGGACTTAATCCTGGCATCAAAACCATCTCAAGAGACGGATCTTGTGTTGAGATAAAGTCTGCTGCTGAACGCAGAGCGCACAAACTTATATACTGTGCAACTTCACGGTATTTGTACTTAAATGAATGGTATAGGAGAACGTCGGGATGTAGCATAAAACTAATCCCTGAGAAATCTTTCTGCGAATATCTAAATATAGGATCGTACTTATTCTTAGGAATTTGTTTTTCAACAATCATCCTAAAAATTCGCACAATCTCAACGACATTACCTTTGGAGGCGTCGTAGATTTTCGGCCAGTCAAATAAGAACATATATTATACTAAAAAATACCACAAATGTCAAGAACTATTTTTTTACAGTTGTTTAATTGCATAGCCCTGTTTCATGTAATGACCCATGCGATTGGAAGCCTGCTTTCTTGCAGTGTTTCCTTTTAGATGTATATCTACGATCACTGGATCTCTCTTGTCCTCCTCTTTTCGTATTACGCGTCCAATAAGTTGTGTGAGGAGAGGTTCATTATTGATAGGAGTACCAAGAATGAGACAACTTAAGTTATTTACTGAGATTCCTTCAGAGAAGATAGATTGCGTACCAAATAGAATTTTCTTATTTCCATTCCTAATTTCAGATATGTACGTTTCCCTGTCCTCGTGCGAAACCTCACCCGTAACACATATTGCATCTTCTCCAGCCAGTTCGGCGCAGGCTTTCAAGAAATGCACTCTATCGCTCACAACCAGTACTTTATGACCTTTTGCGGCGTAAGCCGCAGCAGTCAAAGCAATGGTGTGACGATATTCTTCATTATTAGCCAGAGCAGTAACTCTATTGGCCCAAGGTATTCTTGCTCCATCCATAAACCTTATCTCTGAGTTCAAAATGTGAACACTCGGAGGCATAAAGTTTTCTTTTGGTGGTTTGAATACATTGTGACCAAAGTAGTCTCGAAAGACTACATGCTTTCCGTCTTTTCTTTCTATAGTTCCTGACAATCCTATCTTATATCGTGCATAGTTTGTATCTATAATTTTAGAAAACGTCGGAGACGAGACATGTTTCCTCCTTCCTC